AGCGTTGTCACTGAGGGGGTGGGCAATCTGCCCCCTTTCTTTTATTATGTAAAGAGTAGAAATAATGGCAACATATGTCGCACTTGCAAACGAGGTCTTACGCAGACTCAATGAAGTTCAGATTGATACTGCTGGTGATGGCTTTGATACTCTACGAAACGTACAAGCTCTTGCTAAAGATGCTATCAACAGTAGTATTAGACGTATACTACAAGATGGTCAAGAGTGGCCTTTTATTAAAACAACAACAGTTCAAACGCTAACAGCAGGCGTTACTACTTATTCTTTCCCAGCCGACTATTCAAGTTCCGACTGGGATACTTTCTATATTAAACAGTTAGCCTCTAAGGTTAATACTCCTGCAGTTCTAAAGCCCATGCCTTATGAAGAATACACACAGTCTCATAGGTCTGCTGACGATGTTGCACCAGCTACAGGTTTAAGTGCGCCAACACAAGTATTTCAAACGTATGACACTTCCTTTGGTGTTACCCCCGTACCTGATGCTGCTTATGAAGTAGAGTATACATATTGGAGTACACCAGCCTCACTTAATTTATTTGATGATGTAAGTATTATACCTGAGAGATTTAGCCATGTGGTCATTGATGGTGCCATGATGTATATGATGCAGTTCCGTTCTAATGCACAAAGCGCACAGATGCACCAAGCTTCTTTTGAAGATGGTATTAAAGCCATGCGTAATGTATTAATGGATGATACCTTCCAGATGAGATCTACTTATGCTGTTAGGTCTGGGCAACGCACATCTTCTAGGATAGCATAACAACATGGCTGATCAATTATCAGTACAGAAAGTAATGTGCAGAGGCGGCTTAGACACTAGCCGTGATGTACTGGCACAAGGAGAAACTTCTCCGGGCAGTGCTATTCAACTTGTTAACTATGAACCTGCTGTAACAGGTGGATACAGACGTATAAGTGGCTTTGCTAATTCCTACGGGACTCTTCCGGGCACTGGCGCTACACTAGGTGTTCACGTAGCAAATGGTATCAATGATGGTATCCTTGGTTGCAGGAAGCCTAGTTCTGGTAATAACTATTTACACCGATGGAACAACTCAACATCCGCATGGGTAGCTGTTACCTGTGGTGGTTCACCTACTATGACAGGTGTAGGTAAAGTTCGTATTGCTAGCTTTAACTTTACAGCTAAGAAAGTTATTCTTACAGATGGTATTAATCCTGCTGCTACTTATGATGGTTCTACGTACACGCAAATAACACATTCAGCAGCACCTACAGATCCTAAGTACGCTGTAGACTTTGCTAATCATATGTTCCTTGCAGGTGATCCTGCCCATCCTTCTAAGTTATTCTTTAGTGCGCCTTTAGCTGAGACTGATTTTGCTACAGGAAATGGTGCTGGAGTAATACAAGTAGGATTTGACATTGTAGCTATTAAACCTTTCCGAGATGCGCTATACATATTTGGAACAGACACTATCAAAGCATTGAAGGGAACTGCCGCAGCAAACTTTGTATTGTCAGGTGTTACTCACAATTTAGGTTGTCTTGCTACGGATAGCATTATTGAAATTGGTGGTGATTTATTATTCCTTAGTCAGGATGGTATGCGTCCTATATCTGGTACAAGTAAGATTGGTGACGTAGAATTAGAAACTGTGTCTAAGGGTATACAATCTTTATTTACTGACATTGTATTTGATATAGATTTAAATGGGTTGTCTGCCGTTGTTATTCGCCAGAAGTCTCAGTTTAGAGTGTTCTTTTCTGCATCAGAGTCTCAAGGTATCATTGGAGGTCTTCGTAAATCGGAGACAGGCATGGCCTTTGAGTTTGGTCAGCTACTAGGAATAGAAGCTACTTGTGCTGCTAGTGGTTATTTAGGACAGTATGAATTTGTTATACATGGCACCTCAGATGGTAAAGTACACAGACAAGAAATAGGTAATAGCTTTGCTGGTGCTGATATATTTAGTATGTATCAGACCCCATACATATACATGGAAAACCCAGAGCAACGTAAAATCTTTCATAAGATAAATACATACCTACGTTCTGAGGGAGACAATGAACTTATCCTGTCTGTAGTGTATGACTATGAAGATATTAATGTAATGAACCCCACTAACTATGTGATGACTACTGTAGGTGCTGCAGCATATTTTAATGAAGCTACCTACGACAGTACTGCTATATACAGCGGTAATCCTTCCCCCATACAGACTACTAATATCTCAGGATCGGGTAAGTCTGTATCATTTAAATACGTAACTAATAGCACTGATGCTAGTCACAGCATACAGGGTATTGTGTTAACTTACGGCACTGGAGATTTAAGATAAATGGCTGGCTATACTAGACAATCAACTGCAGATATAGTATCTAACGCAGTAATAAAAGCGGCACCAGTGAATGCAGAATACAATGCAATCCGTGATGCCTTCGCCTTTGCAACTGGTCACAAGCATGATGGGTCTAGCACTGAAGGTGCTTACATACCTCTTATTGCCGATACAGATGCACTAAATAAAGTAGTCATTGATACTACTAACAATCGTATTGGTTTCTTTGTACAAGTAGGCAATGGCACTGTAGAACAACTACGCATTCAAGATGGGGCATTTGTTCCTGTAAGTGATAGTGACATTGACCTTGGTGCCGCTGGTGCTGAGTTCAAGAATCTATACATTGATGGTATAGGTTATATTGATACCTTAGCTGTACATGAGAATGCTACCATTGCTGGTACTTTAGGTGTCACAGGCTTATCCACACTAGCCTCTGTTGATATTAATGCAGGTAACATTGACGGTACTACTATTGGTGCTGCTTCTAAAGCCGCTGCTAGTGTTACTTCACTTGTTGCTGATACTGCTGATATTAACGCTGGTACTGTTGATGCAACTATCATTGGTGCTACTACCCCTGCTGCAGGTACGTTTACCGCAGTAACTACTACCACTGCAGACATTAACGGTGGCACAGTAGATGGTACTATTATAGGTGGGGCTACTCCAGCTGCAGGTACATTCACTGCTGTAGTAGCAACTACTGCAGACATCAATGGTGGTACAGTTGATAATGCTACTATTGGTGCATCTACGCCAACTACTATCATTGGTACTACTATTACTGGTAATTCTCTTGTAGGCCCACTTACAGGCACTGTAACAGGCAATGTCTCAGGTAACCTAACAGGTAACTCTGCAGGTGTTCACACTGGCGCAGTCACAGGCAATGTAACAGGCAACCTAGCTGGTAATGTTACTAGCACAGGTACAAGTACACTAGCAACTGTTGACATCAATGCTGGTAATGTAGATGGTACCGCAATAGGTGCTGCTACTCCTAGTACTATTGTTGGTACAACTATCACAGCTACTAACTTTGTAGGCCCGATTGCTGGTGCAGTAACAGGTAACGTAACGGGTAATACTGCAGGTGTTCACACTGGTGCAGTTACGGGTAATGTGACTGGTAATATCACTGCAGGTTCAGGTACAAGTTCATTTACTAATGTAACCATCAATGGTTCATTGAATATGAATGCTTCTACTTCTGCCACGGTAACTGGTCTATCTAATCCTGTTCAAGGTTCTGATGCTGCTACTAAGACTTATGTTGATGCCGAAGTTGCTGCAGTACTAGACTCTGCTCCGGGAGCTTTGAATACTCTAAATGAATTAGCCGCTGCTCTGGGTGATGATGCCAACTATGCTTCTACTACTACTGCTGCAATAGCTACAAAGCTACCTAAGGCAGGTGGAACCATGACTGGTGCCATTGCTATGGGTAACAACAAAGTTACTGGCCTAGGCGCTCCTACGGCTGGCACAGACGCTGCACACAAGACATACGTGGATGGTGTTGATGCATTGAAGCTAGCCAAGTCAGGCGACACCATGAGTGGTGTTCTTGCAATGGGAGCTAACAAGATTACAGGTGTAGCTAACCCTACGGCTGCACAAGATGTAGTTACTAAAAGTTACTCTGATACTTTATTTGGTTCTACTACTGCTGCTGCTACTAGTGCTTCTAACGCTGCTACTTCAGCGAGTAATGCTTCTACAAGTGAGACTAATGCTGCTGCATCTTATGATTCCTTCGATGATCGTTACTTAGGTGCTAAGTCTTCTAACCCAACTGTAGACAATGATGGTAATGCACTAATTGTAGGTTCCTTACATTGGAACACTACAGCTAACACAATGCGTGTTTGGAATGGCTCTATCTGGAAGGACGCTGGTTCTACAGTTAACGGCACATCTGAACGTGTTTTATTCACTGCTACTGCTGGACAAACTACATTTGCAGTGACTTATGATGCTGGCTTTGCTGATGTATACTTGAATGGTGTTAAGCTACTTCTTGCAACAGACTATACTGCTACTAATGGTACAAGTATTGTGCTTGCTTCAGGTGCTACTGTAGGGGATAGTGTAGATATTGTATCTTATTCTGCTTTTGTATTGACAGACCACCACACTAAGACTGCTGCTGATGCAAGGTTCTTAGGCAAAGCTGGCGGCACCATGACAGGCGATACGCTACATGGTGATAACGTCAAGGCTAAGTTTGGCACTGGTGGTGACTTAGAGATATTCCATGATGGTACCCACTCATACGTGAGTGACGTAGGTACTGGGCCTTTAAGAATTACCTCCAATGGTACAGGGGTGTTAATCAATAAGGGTACTTCTGAAAGTATGGGTAGGTTCTTAACTGATGGTGCTGTTGAGTTGTTTTATGACAACGCACTCAAAATAGCCACCACAGCCAGCGGTGTCAATATTACTGGAGTGGCAACGGCTGATGGTCTTACTGTTGATGGTATATCTACTTTAAATAATCATGTAAAAGTAGCAGACGGATACAGTATGGGGTGGGGCGATATAACCACTCGAATTACTGGCAATTCAACATCTGACATTATTTCGGCCTACACCGCTGGCTCTGAACGCATGAGGATAGACTCATCTGGCAAACTTCTTCTTGGAGATTCAGCAAGCCACACCTCTGATTTATTACAGATAGAAACTCCTGCCTCTGGCGGTGGTCACGGCATTCAGATTAGAAGGAATGATTCCAACACAGACCAAGCCGTTGGCTCAATCACTTTTGGAAATAACACTGCTACTGACCTTGCTTCTATATCTGCAAAAACAGACGGTGCAACTGACAGTGGCGCTTTGTTGTTTAAAACATCTGTATCAGGTGGCGTTAACACAGAACGCGTGAGAATAGACGCAGCTGGAAACGCTCTTGTTGGTAAGTCTTCACAAGCTAGTAGTTCATCTGGATGCGAATTACTTTCTAATGGAACGGCTCAGTTTACAAGAGATGGTAACTCTGGTTTAAGAATTAATCGATTAACTTCGGATGGTGAGCTTATACGTCTTAGCAAAGCTGGCACTGTTGTAGGTAGTATCGGTTCTACTTCTGGAAAGCTTAAAGTAGGTTCAGTTGACACGCAGCTTATTTTTGCTGACCAGTTTGACGAAATATATCCTAGCGTCAATGGCGCTACAACTCTAGGCGATCCGGGGGCAAGATTCAAAGACCTGTACCTATCAGGTGGAGTATTTCTCGGAGGAACGGGTGCTGCTAATAAGCTAGATGATTACGAAGAGGGTACTTGGACTCCTAATTTAAGAGATTCAAGTGGTAATTCGGTGGGTCAATCAGGTCAAAGTGGACATTATACGAAAATAGGTAATTTAGTTTATTGTATATTTGCGATTCAAGTTAATAGCGTATCTGGCGCAGGAAACGCTTTACAGATTAAGGATTTACCTTTTACTGTTGAAAACGTATCACACGGCTCTGCTGAACCTTCTTCTGGTGAGCTTACCTATGCGAACAACCTAACATCCAAAGATTTAGGAGGGGGTATAATTCTGAGAGCAAATAACTCTACTGATTATGTTGAGTGTAAATATACTTCGGGAGGCGCTCAAACTGGCATCGGTCAAACAAATTGGAATACTGGTGATATTTCATCAAGTACATTTTTAGCTGGAAGTTTCACCTATAGAACAACCTAATTACTGCTAGTGGATTCTAGCAACAGACATTAATAAACAGGAATAAATAACATGGCACTAACTAAAGAAGTAATCGTAGACAAGATCGAAGTCTTAGAAAACGGCACAGTACAAGTACGCACAGCCACACGAATCTTAGAAGATGGTGTAGCACTATCCTCTTCTTATCATCGTCACGTATGCACACCAGATTGTGACACCACAGGTGAAGATGCAAAAGTTATTGCTATCTGTGCAGCAGTACATACCGATGCTGTTATAGCAGCTTACGCAGCAGCACAATCAGCATCAGCAAGCCCAGAATAGGAGAATAATAAATGTCTAAGGCAAGAAACATTGCAGACCTTTTAGAATCAGATGGTGAAGTCAAAGCTAGTAAGGTTGATGCTCACTCGCTACCTCTAGCTGGCGGCACGATGACAGGTAACATTGCTACCAAAGGTATCAGTGCAGTCACAGCAGGTACATCAAACTTTGTAGCAGGTGTTAACGCGGGTAACTCTATTGTATCTGGTGGTAACAATAATACGTTGGTAGGTGATGAAGCTGGTACTGCAATTACCACAGGAGACAACAACACAGCAAGTGGTAAAAGTGCTTTAGCCGCTAACAATACGGGTGGTAACAATACTGCTAGTGGGTTTTACGCTTTATCCGCTAACACCACTGGTGCATCAAACACCGCAGTAGGTAAAGATGCTTTATCAAACAACACTACGGCTAGTAGTAACACCGCTGTTGGTACTGCTTCTTTAGCAGTAAACACCACAGGCTCAAGCAATACCGCTTCTGGCACTAGCGCATTACAATCCAACACTACAGGCTCTAACAACACAGCTAGTGGCTATCAGGCTTTAAGGGCTAACACCACGGGCACTGTTAACGTAGCGGTAGGTACTATAGCCTTAGCCGCCAATACTACAGGTAATTACAATACAGCTAGTGGTTATGCTTCTTTAGCGTCTAACACTACAGCAGCTCAAAATACTGCCGTTGGTTACTCCGCTTTAACAGCCGCTACTACAGGTGCTAATAACACTGCTGTAGGTTCCCAATCTCTAGCCTCTACTACTACGGCAGCAGATAACACGGCGGTTGGTCGGAGTGCATTACAGGCCAATACCACAGGTATACGTAACACTGCTGTAGGATATGCTGCTTTAGATGCTAACACTACAGCGCATGACAACTCAGCTTTTGGTGAGTCATCATTATCCGCAAACACTACAGGAGCACGAAATACTGCAATAGGTCGGGATGCTTTAAAGGCTAACACTACCGCAGGCAGTAACGTGGCTGTTGGTTTTCAAGCTTTATATGCTAACACCACAGGTGCCTCTAATACTGCGGTAGGTGAAGGTGCATTAGATGCTAACAGTACCGCTAGTTATAACACAGCAGTTGGTAGGGATGCTTTAGGTTCTAACACCACAGGCCAGAAGAATATAGCAATGGGTTATAACTCCCTGACCTTAAACACCACGGGTGACTACAATATAGCAATAGGCCATGTTGCACTAAACTCTAATACTACTGCTGATAGTAATACAGCGGTAGGTTATTATGCGCTTAATGCTAACACCACAGGCGATCAGAATACATCGATAGGAGGAAACTCTTTAATTGCAAATACCACGGGTAGAAATAACGCATCCCTCGGATATACTTCTCTAAAATCAAACACCACAGGCTCCAGCAATACAGCACTAGGTGCTAACGCACTATGGTCAAATACTACAGCTAGTAACAACACAGCGGTTGGATTAAGTTCCTTATTTGCCAACACCACAGGATCTAATAATACAGCAAGTGGCTATCATGCTCTGTATGCTAACACTACGGGTGGTTATAACTCTGCTTTTGGTGAAGGTGCTTTACAAGCTAACACTACGGGTAATAATAACTCAGGGTTGGGTAGACAGGCTTTGAAAGCTAATACCACAGGCTCTAGTAACGTGGCTGTTGGTCTTAATGCTCTTTGGAGTAACACTACAGCTAGTTATAATGCGGCAGTAGGTCAGCAAGCTTTGCAAGCTAACACCACAGGTTATAATAATAATGCTGTCGGTTTTGTCTCTTTGTACTCAAACACTACAGGCAATCTAAACTCATCTTTAGGATCGTACACTCTATATGCTAACACCACAGGCTCTCGTAACACAGCAGTAGGCTATGACAGCTTATATCAAAACACTACAGGTTCAGATAACTCTGGTAGTGGCGCTTATTCTTTATTCTCTAACACCACAGGATCCAATAACACTGCAAGTGGCTTTGAGGCTTTGAAGGCTAACACCACAGGCTCTGACAACACTGCCGTTGGATTACAAGCTCTCTGGAAAAACACTACAGGCATACGAAATGTAGCAACAGGAAGAAGTGCCTTAGAGAATACCACTACAGGTTCATATAACACATCTTACGGTACATACACTGGGCAGGCTGCCACCACGGCAGAATATAATGTATTTCTAGGCTATAAGGCAGGGCAAGCCACAACCACAGGAGCTGTTAATACTGTAGTTGGTGCAGAGGCACTCCTATCTAACACCACAGGTGCCGCTAACGTAGCCGTTGGTAATAGTGCATTGAGGAGTAATACCACAGCTTCTTATAACACTGCTGTAGGTCGTGAGGCTTTATACTCTAACACTACAGGTGCATTAAACGTAGCTACTGGCTATCAGGCTTTAATGGCTAACACTACAGGAGCCAACAACACCGCCATTGGTAGGATGGCACTAAAAACTAACACTACTGGCTCAGACAACACTGCTAGTGGCTTGAATGCTTTATTTGCTAATACTACGGGTATTAAAAATACATCTACTGGCAGGAGTTCAATGGAGTTAAACACTACAGGCTCCAACAACACCGCTAGTGGTTTTGAGTCTATGGCATTTAACACCACAGGCTCCAACAACACTGCTAGTGGCTTTGAGGCCCTGTATAAGAACACCACAGGTGGCAGCAACACTGCGGTAGGTCTTTATGCCATGCTGTACAACACCACAGGATCTGTAAATACAGCAATTGGAACGTCTGCCTTACAGAGCAACACTACAGCCAGCTACAACACTGCGGTAGGTCGAGAGGCTCTAAAGGATAATACTACAGGGTCTGCTAACTCAGCCCTTGGTATTAACTCTTTGGCAGCTAACACTACAGGCTCCAACAACACAGCTAGTGGCTATCAGTCTTTGAAGTTTAACACTACAGGAGCCAACAACACAGCTAGTGGTTTTGCCTCCTTGTACTCAAATACTACAGGTGCCTCAAACGTAGCAGTTGGAGCTAGATCGCTAGAAGCCGCAACTACTGCACCAGAGAATACTGCGGTAGGTAAGGACGCAGGAGGTGGCATTACATCGGGGGGTTATAATGTATTCATAGGTTTCAACACAGGCAAGTACAATACAGCAACCACTCAAGGCCAGCAGAATACACTAATAGGTTCTTATTCTCACACTTCTAGTGCGACAGGTTTTAACCAAATATGTTTAGGCCATGACGTTAATAGTGCGGGTGATAACACGGTAACTATAGGTAAGGGCCATGGCAGTAGTAACAGAATCTATAATACTTTTACATCTAACGCCACTTGGACGCATTCGTCAGATGAAAGACTTAAGAAGGAAATATCTTCAAACAATGATTGTGGCTTGGACTTCATTAACGCATTACGTACAGTTACCTACAAATGGAAAGCGCCATCTGAGTTAGATCCGTCTATGTACAACTATGATGCTGATAAGTCTTCAGTAGAATATGACAAAAAGATGTACGGTTTTGTTGCTCAAGAAGTTAAAGCAGCGATGGATACTCATAACATAACGGACTTTGCAGGTTACAGTAAGCTGGAAGATGGTATAGACAATATAGAAGGCATCTCCTATGAGATGTTTGTTGTTCCCTTACTGAAAGCAGTACAAGAATTATCAACCAAGAACGCAGCACTCGCTGCACGTATAGCAGCACTAGAGGAATAAAAAGATGGACGAATTAACAGCAGTAGAAATCGCAGCACACCACGCAGCTTGTGGTGACTCAGTAGCCCTAATCAATGCAGGTAAGCCAGCAGGTATGGAAGACGCAGATTGGACTGATACCCTAGCACGTAACAAGGAACATTTAACCTTGATGCTAGCTAAGGACTTTTGGACTACCGAAGATATGACCGCTATTACAGCAGCCGCAGCATAATTTAACTTAAAGAGGAACTACCCATGGGCAAGAAACAAACCACCCCCATCGTAATAAATGATATTGAATATGCACTTGAGGATATGACACCAGAACAACAGGCTATAGTTAGTCACTGCTCTGACTTGGATAGAAAGATTCGATCTACCCAGTTTAACCTTGACCAACTATCAGTAGGTAAAGATGCATTCGTTAATATGCTTCAAGTATCATTAACAGCTGTATCTGAAGAAGAAGATGCGTAGGCTCCTATGGCTTACAGTGTTGTTGCCAGTAATGGCTATGGCTGAACCAATAGTAACGGATTCGACTACTAAGTCTACTGTCCATACTACAGGATCAGTTACAACCACACTTAAGTCTCCACCACCATCTGCCATATCACCGTCCCTTGGCGGTAATAACTCTGACTCTTGTACAGTTGGAGTGGCAGGTGCAGTGCAGACACAGATCCTAGGTATCTCGGCAGGTACTACTTCCCGTGACCTTAACTGTGAACGATTGAAGAATGCTAAGACACTCTATGATATGGGTATGAAGGTAGCCGCAGTATCAGTACTATGTCAGGACTTACGAGTCTTTGATGCAATGCTAATGGCAGGTACTCCCTGTCCTTACAACGGTATCATTGGTGCTGATGCTAGAATAGCATGGGAGAATGACGAAGGTGAGATGCCTGTAGCAGAGAAGACTTCAGAGTTTGACTCTAAGGAATTCTTACTCAAGGTAGGTGGTGCTCTCCTAGGCTTACTGCTATTACTATGAAGAAGTTAATTGCTGTGGCCTTGTTAGCCGTATATGCTACAAGTGCTCACAGTGAATACCTTTATGGTATCAGTGGTAACATGGCAGGAACTGGACACACTTGGGGCATGAATGCTATTGGCCCTAGTAACACCAGAGGATTAAGGATTAACGGGGTCTACTATCAGTATACACCTGTTAAGAATACAGAAGATGATATGTTAGTTCATGTCAGGAACAAGAAAGTAGGTGGCGGTTACATCTTCTCAAGTACGGATGATTGGAGTAAGTTATCAGGTGGTATCCCTATAACCAAAGGATTCTTAATAGACAACCTTCCCATTGAATTATGGGGTGACGGTTCTATTGATGTTGAGGGTGACGGTTCAGTTGTTGATGCTAATGTTATTTATAGCTACAAGTATAACAATGATTGTTTAACCCCTATGTCAGATCCATCTTGTCCCGGTTACACGGATGCAGTTCTATCCATGATGGGTGACCATACTATTGAAGCTTATGATCCAATGAGTGACGATAATATTCAGGATGTAATAGAAGAGAAGGCAGACTTAGAGGAAGAGCCTGAGAAAGAAGCTTCAGACAAAGAGATGTTACAGAAGATCTTAAGTAGTGTAGATGAATCAGTCCTCACTGCCAATGTACTCTCTCAGAACTTGTTGTTGTTTTCTATGACTCGCTTAGTCACTTTGAATCCCTATTATGATAAGAAGTTAGCTGGTGGTACTTACAAAGAGACAATTGTTCTTGATGGGGGTAACTTACCAGATAATAAGAAAGGCGCTAGAGTAGGTCTAGCTCAACAGTTATTACACACCAAGATGGTGGGTATGCAGTATGAATCAACGGAGTAACACATGAAGAATGTACTAATAGCAAGTTTGCTACTCACCTCGTCTGCAGTAATACTTGCAGCAGAGGCACCAATCGTAGGTAATGTGCAAACACGTTGCCTAATCACTACAGATACTAATGGTGTATTCGGTAACCCTTTACCTAGCAAACTAAGTACAGCTTCTGCCGATGGTGGTGTTGTACCTGTTGTGCGCTATGATGTTACACTTGCAGATTCTTATCTAGCTAAGGTAACTACTCCTACTGCTTTCAGCACAAGCCCTGCACTAGCAGATGCTGTTACATGGACAGGCTCTACAACAGTCACTAAGACGACTGATGCTGGTATGGCTGCTTATGAAACAGGTAAGGTAACTTATGGCTCAACTACTCAGTATGACTTAACAATTGCTGGTTCTACTTGGTTCTCCTCTGAAGCAGCTGCGGTGTATGGAGTTAGTAAGTCATTCCCCGGTGGTAGTTATACCGCTGTTATAGTAGCTGAATGTATTGCTAAGTAACATAAGGGCCATTGCGCTACTAGCACTTATACCATTTGGTAGTGCAGTAGCACATGAGATGACACCGACATACCCAAAGTTTGAGATGTCTTATATGGCAGGTATCTCAGTTACTACACTGAATATATTTAACAAGAGGAAGGATGTTTCATACTACGAGGTAGGGGTATTTAATGTGGATTGGGAACCCGTCCCTTTTGTATCCCAGTATAAGATAGTACCTTTGAAGTATTTAGATACGATAGCTGTTGATGTGTATGTAAGTAATACCTCCCTTAGTTCAGTAGAGTACATTTGTTCTGTATCACAGCTAAAGGTTGGGTCTACTGTTTCATCAAAGATTTGTTCAAGGGTTAAGTAATGAGATACCTACTTGCAGTATATGTGTTTTTTCTGGGACTACTCATGTTAAGCACCAATGTACTTGCAAATAACTCACTATCTCTGCAACTACCAAGCAGTAATAACAGCTACCAGTCAGACAAGTTTAAGACGGGTGACCTTGATTGTTCTAATGCTATAGGTGGTACAGTTAACCTAGAATTTGGATTGACAGGGATTGTCAATAATGCGACTAGCATATTCAACTCAGCTTCTGCTGGGACTCCTAGGTCAAAGGATCTTGGCTTCTTTGCTAGAATCATTATGCCATTGAATGCACCTAAAGAGCGGATCAACTGTAATACACTCTACCTACTAGAGTTGAGCAAGAAGAGACTTGAGATACTTAAATTGGAAACGGAGCTAAATGCCCTTAGACGGCTACAGTTAGGGGGATAGTATGGCAGAGATAGAGTACGGTGGTGTTAAGTTAGGGGGTAGTAAGCTACTCTTAATAGTACCACTGATAGGAACAATAGTTGGTGGTCTATGGGGAGGCTTTGAAGCTTACCAAAGATACCTTAGTATGGAAGCAAGGATCAGTGAGTTTGTTACACCAGATCTCTCAGACTATGATAAGCGTATCGCTGTCATGGATGGGAAGTTTGCCG